CAAGGTGAAATGGCTTTCGATCCCTTCAAGTTTTTCGGTGGTAAGGCCATGAAGCAAGGCGAAGAAGCACGCCAGGGTGAGCTCACGGAAGAACCTGATACTGGATTAGCTACCGCTAATAACATGGTCCGCTACCGGCAACGGCAGATGGAAATGATGAAGGAATTAGGGTATTGATTGTGGGTGACAACAATTTCCCTACAGTGGTGGCCAACGGGGGAGAGTTCCTCAGCGGTTACATGAAGCGCAAAGGCTTTTATGAAGAGGGAGGCACTGACATTCCTGGTGGGTCTATGCGTTATGTAGTTGAGCAGCAACTCGGAGGCCCACTGAAAGGAGAGGTTGAGATTGCAGGGTCACCCGGCTATCCGTTGACTGAGAAAGAGATTAATGATCGGCTGTATCGCTACGGCATGGAGAACACCCCTACAGGCGCTGACCTGAAGAGGCGTATCCGTGAAGTACAGAAAAGATACGGTATCAGAGGAGTCTAAAAATTAGTCACGCCATTTGAGCATTTTGTCATGCATCGGGCAGCCTTTGAATTCGTGTATTTCATCAACCGATAAGACGAACATGCAGGTGAAACCGAGCACAAAGGCGAAGATAACCTGCGGAAAGTTGAAGTTACAGTCGTTAGCGGAAGGATCTTCGGGATCCTCATGGGGATGAAGGCTCATTCTTCTGCCTCCAGCTCCAACACGCAGTCCATATAGGCTCTGTAAAAGCCATTTTTAAGAATGTATAAGAGCTCTTGCTCAGAAGGGTCACCGCCAGACCAGTTTTGATGAGCTTCAGCAAGTAAGTCAAAAATCACCTTGACGCCATTGCCGTTCAAAGTGATCGTGACTTCGTGTTTTCTGAGGCTCATTCTTCTGGTTTGAGCTGGGTAATAGGGGGGAGCAGCTGTACAGGGTCTTTCTTGCCCTCGCTGATCGCTTTTGCCCGAATGTAGTAATCGTTATCAGTAGCCCCTATTGCTTCAAGATGCTTGAAGATCTTCTCCCAATTCTCCCTCTGAAACTTGTCCATTAGCCTCCTGATGGCGGTTTTCCGGGAGAACAGTCGGAGCGTTCTTGAATTTCTGGTCGGAGTTGCGGAGCGCAATCCCTTTCAAGTAAGGCTTACCGAATTTCGTGAAACCAGTGACAGTGTCGCGTCCGAGCTGGTTCTTGGTGCAATCAAGAAGAAGCGCGATGAAGCGTTTCTGACCAACAGGTTTTGATCCCGTATCTTCACAATAGGACGCGTAACTCGCATAGAGATGGAAGTTGCTGTTGCAGTACCTCTCCTGTGCATCCTTTGCTGCAGGGATTTTTTTACCTACAGGCGTGACAGCTTTTTCATCTAAGACAACTTCCGACTGAAGCCACTCAACCAGGTTGTTGCTGTTGAGCATGATTTCATTACGGACCCGCTTCAGGGAGGGCACCTTTTCGTAGGTGTCCAAGAGGTATTGACGCATTTCATCGTCAGTCATCTGAAGCACCCAGTTAACTAAACCAGGTATGCAATGCTTCCATAAGCCTTTTATGACTCCATTGTCGACCTTGATCATCTCTTTCGCCTCGCTGTTCTTGTTGTAGAGAGGACGATTAAACTCGATCGTCAAGCGGCGACGAGTCAGACCAGAGGTGTTGTCGGTAGTTTGGATTGGTTCGTTGGCGCAAACCATCACCATTCCGGTATAGACGAAAGGTTCACCCACATTCTTGTTTTTCTCCTCAAAACGGAGATTGTCACCGCCGGTCAGGGCCTTGAAGATCTGCGCGGAACCGCCGTAACGCTCCGAATCATTGATGAGAGTCAGTCGTTTACCCTTGATCGAAGCCACCTCAAACCGAGATTGCTCGAGCTGGTTAAGAGTTGTACTTGCGTAGTTACGAGCTCCGACAAGGGCGCAGCAGAGGTTGGCGAAGGTTGATTTACCTCGTCCACCAGGACCGATTACTTCGAGGAATCTTTGGATTTCGTGTCCTTGACCGACAAGACAGGCCTTCAACCATGCACGCAGGACCTGCACACGATCGTTATCGCCGTACTGAGTCCGCAGAAGCCAGTCGATGATTGGCCCTGGATCTGCATGGGGGTCGTAGTCAAAGTCAAGTCCCCAAGTGATGTAGTGCTCAGGGCTGTGCTCTAAGAATTCACCAGTCGATACCTCGAGCACACCGTTGGTGAATGCAAGACGATCATCGTCATCATCCCAGTAGGTGTGCGTGATGTACGCCTGAGTCAGGCTGACCACATCATTCAGAAGGGTGTTGTTGAAACCACCGGGGAGGGGGATCCGCTCGCGGACAAACAGATCTTGGATGAAATGCTTGTACTCATGCTTGTATTCTTCACGCCTCCAAACACCTTTGGACTGCTGATAGAACATGAAGACTTCGTAGCGGGGATCGAAACGCCATCCGCACTGAATCACCATCTCAGTAGCGAATTCCGCAAGTTCGGAACTAGGGGGGTTTTTGGGGCGCCGCTCTCTCTTCTTGCGGGCGTCCATCTCCTCACGCATTTCCCGGTCAGGGAAACCCAGGATGCTTTCAAATACAGCTTCTACTGTCTCCTGTTCAGACATATGGTCTTGTTTATCGGTGAAATATTCTTGGGCTTTCTTGGCGAGGCTTTCGGGCGACTCGACAACATAGTTTCCAAGTTCGATATATCCATCTTCCTTCGCCTTATACCTAAGTTGATGTAACCCGCAGGCACCTTCTGGGGAAGGACCACCGTCAAGCCGCTTAAAAGAGCGCCATTTCTGTTCGCAGGCACCTTCTTCGAAGTTGGGAGCCTTTTGTGACCATTCAATCCAGTCAGGCAGGAGCGTGTCATCAACCTGATGAAGACACATCCCGATCTTGAGCCACTCTTCGTAATCGCAACAGCGATCCAGGCTCAGATGTTCGAGGTAGATCTTTGCTTCATTTACTGCTTCTTCTTGCTGATATACCGAACCTTCTTCGTAGCTAAGGTTGACGTGCTGAGTGACTACACCGCTCGTGACGGGCTTCCGATACTTGTTAGTAGGGAATGCCTTCTGGATCTCTTCATAAAGCCATTGGGGGAGCTCAGGAGGGTTCTTGGCGAACTCAAAACCACCATGGCTTGTCGTGAAATAACCCTCAGTTTCAGGGTGGCTACCCATGATCGCGCCTTGCCTCGATCGAAAGAGAATTTCGAAAGATGGGACGCCGATCTTGATGGTCGCCTTATCAGGAATAAGGGAGATTTTGGAATTTGGGACGCTGTAAAGCATCCTTTGCCTGCCCTCTTTGCCTGAGGAGATAGTCAGAGTGCAGGGAAAGATCGCATCGAGAGGTCCACCCGCACGTTCTTCAAGTGCTGGGATAGCAGCAGGACCATCAATATCAACCCATACGAGTCCGCCTTCATTGGACCATTGACCAGACATAAGGCCAACGCCAGTCGCCCTGCCTTCCTCTAGTTCCGAGCGAACCTGCTCAACAGTGAAGGGTGCAGACGTCCAACCAGCGATATATGCCCGCTTGTCACGAAGAGGGGTAAGAGCCCAGTCCTGCGGGATTAAATCAAGATTAATTTCGCCCGGTGAGATGTGCTGGTGAGGGCGTTTCGGCTCGGGAGCGGCGTTGGTCACTTGCTATATTGCGAGGTTTTTTATGCTCCGGACAAAGATTAGTCATGCAGAGCTCAGCTGAAAACCGGTGATCCAAAAGTCTTCGGTTTTCTGTGTAGGTTTACATTAGTTCAAACAACTAAGTGAGAACATTGACAAACAGTTTTTATGCGTTACTCGTTTGCTTCGGCTGCTTCCATTTCAAGTTCTGCAGCCTTTTGAGCGGGCAAGATCTCTGAGTAGTACTTCTCGACTGTGCTCAACCACTTCTGTTTGTACTTCTCGATGGTCCCCGCCTGAATCGCGAACACCTGTACTGTCTCCCGAGTTGCGACGAAAGTCATGCAGATCTCAGGCTTGATGTTCACTGTGTGCTCTAGGCCCAGTGCGTAAGCGGCAAGCTGCAGCTGACATTTTTGGTACTTCATGAATCCGGCACGGCGCATTCCGTACTGGTTCTTGGGAGTTTCTGGTCCAGGCCACTTCGAGTAGTAAGGACCGTTGCTTGTTTTGAGGTCGCCGAGAACGATCTTTCCCTTGTATTCGGCAACGATGTCAGGAGCGCCAGCCCAACCCCAGTTCTCCTCTTCGTTGACACCTGGGTGCCATACTCGGGAGATGCCATCCCCACCCATCGTCCAGCCGAAATCGCCTGGCTTGGCAGGGTTCTCAGCCCAGATAACGTTCTCCAGCTTCTCAAGATTCTGAGGAAGACCTTCCCAAAAGGAGGCAATCTCAGGATCATCGATCACAGGATCTCGTTCAATCCCGAGAAGAAACTCCTCCATGAGGGAGTGAACTTTCGTCCCTCGAGCAGCTGCAGCTTCGCGTCCACCTGGATTCTTCTTAGCCCAGCGCTCAAGTGCAGCCTTATTTCCACCTGTTGCTGACAGGATTGTTGTTACCGAAGGGAGCGCACCGTAAGGAGTTTTGTAGTGACGGGAGCCATTAATAGTTAGGCGCGTATCGCCTTCAGACCGGTAATCGAACAACCGACTATTGCAGTTGTGAGGAGAATACGGGTCCTAAATCTACAAACCGGTCTCAGTAATGTTCGGTTTCCGGTGGCTTTTCCTGGAAACAATCTTCGATGTTAGCTTGAAACTGCATCGATTGGAACTGATGGACGTGTTTTTGAATCCTTGAATGGATATCAAAAGCAGATTTGATTGCGTCTTCAGGGCTGATCATGAGCTTACTATTGGCCAACAACCCAGCTGTCAGAATGGTTATGGCTTGCTCTTGAGGATTTGAAGTGAAAGCGCGGAGAGATTTGCCATTGTCGGTGAACGACGAGAGCAGAAAGTTAATGATCTCCAGATTTCTTTCACTATTCGGTTGTTCGCTCATGCCTGGTCCTCCAACTCTTTGACTTCGTAAAGGGTGATGGTTTGCCTTTTGATGACAGGAACAAGAATCCCCTCATCTTTTAGAGCTTGAATTCGGCGTTGAATTGTTCGGTGGTTGCGCCCGAACTTTTTGACCACTTCGGTAACAGGGATCAATACGAAATACGATCCACCGTATTCCGTCGCGATCTCCAAGAGATACTCATGGATGCCCATTGCCAAGTCATCCATAAGGTCAGTCATTACCGGACGAACCACTTTCGCTGCCTATTCTTTATCTAGCTTTGATTCTACGGGACTCTTACTCTCTTTGTTTGAGTCCTCTTTGTTTTTAGCTAGGTACTTTGTTACCCCAGACAATGCTGTCTGTAAGTCCATTGTCCAGCAAAGTTCCCAGTCATGCGCCTTACTAGGGAACTTATATAGTACGTGTCCAGTGTTACCGTGTTTCAGGCTCTTGATTTCGTAGCCTTCATGGATGATCGAATCTAAGATCTCGGACTTTTCGCCGCGATACTTGAATTTTTTAGCTTGCCTCATTGTTGAGGATGCAACAACGAAACAAGCTTAATTACCCTAATCCAGGATCAATCAAATAAAGTTTTCAGCGCCTTCCTACGGATTGCCGCCCGAAGTTGCTTTTCTTTCTCTGCGGCGAGGTGCATTGAGGATACCGTGCAGCATTCAGTGAAACCGTCTTCAGTCAGACAGACTCGAACACACCCATCATCAAGCGTGTTCATCTCGAGATTGTAACCATCGCTCATAATTGCTTGTTTGCTCTTCAAGTTCAGTCAGTCTCTTTTGGTACAAATTGCTGACCCAAGCGTTCTCAGCACGCTGGATTTTTGCGGCGTTCTCGATCAACTCGAGATAGGACTGGCGTTTGTTTTGGTTCATTGCTTACCAATTTTAACTAGAAGAAATTCGTCAGTCCCAGTTTGGAACCACTCCAATAGATCATCATCTTTCCAACCAACTCGTCCAAGAAGGTCTGAAGGAAGATCCATCTTCCCTTGCCTGTCGATTGTGAAGCGCCATCGACGATGAAAGTTTCTGTCGTAGTCGTATTCATCTTTGAGCTCAGCGAGGTAGGTGTCTTCAGAAAGACTTGTGCAGCGCAGGTAGGGCAAGGCTCGCTCGTTACGACAGCCCTAGAGTATCGAGCTACAAACAGGGGTCAAGTCAGGTCAGACTCCCTTTTGCAAACGTTTACGATAACCATAGGAAAGTGAGACTCTCCTGACAAGCCTCGCCGCTTCTGGGGCCTGAGATGGGTTTTGCATCAACGTTTGGCGCAACTCTTCCTTGTCGGCATACACTTCTTCATGTCTTTTCATTACGTCACCATCTCTAATAGTCTCTACAGTTAATGTCTTTTTGATTCCGAAATTCTTCTTTTCTTTATCTGTCCACTCATCAAAATTGCTTTGGACCCTGGGAAGTACGTTGCGAATCGTGGCTTGATACTTCACACCTGTAGGTTTTGAGCTTATCAACTGATTTTGATAAGCCATCTTGATGATGTTAATAACATTTTGGCGCTTATTCTTCCAATGCTCTACATTGCCTCGGAGCTCATCAAGTTCTTTAGTGAACTGTTCAATGCAGTTATCGCACTCCTTTATGACCCCGATGATGGCATCAAACTTGTATGCCTCCCTGCTCTTGAGATCATGCCAGAGCACGGCGAGCTCTTGCCGTTCCTCTTCATCGATTTCCGGAAGGTCGATTAGATCCTCGATCAGTTTTTGATCTTCAAGGATTTCCCGGTAGCTCTTGGGGTCTGCCATTGTAGAGATCTCTGAGTTCGGAGTAATCTTTTTCCTCTTGGAAGTACAACGAGAAGAGATAACGTGGTTCACCAAGGTTGATCACCGTGTGAGGAACCTGGTTATTGAACAAGTAGAACGTGTCGGGCTCGTACTTGAGCTCGATTACGTCCTTGTTCAGGGCGTCGCGTTGTTGACCGAAGAGGGTGTGGCTGATGCTGCCCAAAGTGAACAGCATGTTTACGCAAGATAGCCGGTATTCGTCCACATGCCAGTCGTAGACTGACTTTTCAGCAACCCGCAAGAGCCCCAATCGACCGATCGGCCATACAGCATGCAGCTCTTTAAGAGCGGGTTCAATGTCAATCAGTTCATTTGGAAGCTGGATCGCATCGAATCCAAAATGTGATTGCCACTCAGGTGATTCACAAAGCACCCAGCGGATAAAGTCCGGAACTGCTTCTGCTTTAGGCTTCAGTTCTGTGAAGCAATCAGAGGAAATCACTTCCCCTGGCCACGGTAAGGCTTTTGGCTTTTGACTTTGAAAGACCCACGCTTCCTGCGACCATCACCGATAGAGGTTTTTTTAGGTTGTGCCTCAATAGTCTTGGTGTTGGTGAAAGACTTACGGACAGCCATGGAGGGAAGCTCAGTAAACAGATGCTAGGCACCGCCTAGAGTTTGTCAATAGGAAAGAATTAGTTAAGATTAGGTAGCTATGTTTACTATTTGTATTGGCATTCTTGTTAGAATAGTAATCATAGGAAAACTCTATGTCTGAAGAGTTCGAGATTATTGAAATTCCTTTCGAGGAGCTTGATTTATCGCAGACTCTTGAAGATGAGTTTTTGGAAGCCAAGATTGCCGCTGAGATTGATAAGGCGACAGATCTTCAGGAAGTAAAAGAAGCAGCGAAGAAATTGCTTAAGGTCGCTCTTGCTAGGCAAGCTGCGATTCGTGGACTGTGTAAGCGTCTAGTCCAGTTTGAAACCGCCTCTTTACAAAGTTATCTCAGTGATGAAACCTAACAAGTATTTCAAGAAGTACTTTAAGATCCAAGCAAAAGCTCAAGAGTGCACCACACGCGAGGATGCCCAGAAGCTCCTAGCCAAGGCAGCAAAACTAGAGAAAAAAAACGAGGGACTTAGCCCTCGGTGATTACTAATTTCTACGAACTGGCCTGATCAGCCGTAGATAGGACCACATTGATTGACGGGGACTTACCAAAGTCCCCGCACGGTATGTAAGAGAATCTGTTAAAGATTCCTCACAAATTTTACTTTAGTCCACCTTCGATAGCACCTGTCTCATCCTTAGCGGCGAGCATGGCACGGATACCACCGGAACCTTCGGGTACAGGCAGTGTGAGATTAGTCAGGTCGAGACCTGGGGCCAGAGCATTGATGCCGATCTCCTTCTCGCATTGCTTGAAGAACCGGGCGCAGTAGACCTCCATGGTCACACTTTCGTGGACTTCCTCGATGTAATCGATGTCCTCGCCTTTCTCAGGGAAGAACTCCTCAAGGTTCTTAGAGGTGGGTTCCTTCCAGGTCTTGGGCACCGCGATAGCAGACTTCTGCTTTTCGCCGTACATCACTGTCCCGAATGTCGGGGTGAAGATCGCAGCCGCAGCCTGCTTCGGGTCGAAACCAGTGGCGCTCTTCAGGTTGTACTTATCACTGAAGGCAGTTTCGAGTTGCTCAAGGAAGCGACCATAAGCGCTCACGAACTCCTTGGATGCACCGCCATGCAGTGAAAGGATGAGAGGCTTCTTGTGTGCAGCGACTCCCTTTTCGTTCACCAGGTAGATGAGGATCAGACGGCGACGCTTGTAAGGGCAGGGCTGACCAGGGTTTTGCTCTTCCCAATCGTCATAGAGATAGCTATCGCGGGGATAGATGCCTACGACTTCACTCTTGTTTTTGGAGTTCTCGATGAAGGTTGTGTCCTTCGGGTTGCCCCCGTGGATCACCAGCATCCGGGGAGTCTTGAAGAACATACCCTTCTCGGTGTCTCCGGTGTTGAAGACGTGCTCGTAGTCGGCCTCCGCATTGGGGAAGTCGTCAGCGTCTCCCGTAAAACCACAACGGTCAAGGGCATTCTGTTTGATGAACAGACCAGGCTTGGTCTTTTCATTCAGGATCTGTGCGATTGCGAGTTCACGCATCACACCCTGATACTTCTCAGTGTTCAGGTAGCGGTCAAGAACTGACATGGTGTTCAGAGGTATGGACAAGAAAAAAGCCCTGGGCGAACCAGAGCTTTCCCCTTGATCAGAAGTTAGCGACGGCTTCAAACCGGCGCCACAAAATCAAAACGGAATTTCGTCACCCTCAGGGACGGGTTGGGGAATCACGGTTTTCATGGCAGGGACCTCAGGCGTCTCCAGTTTTGGAGCAGCTTTTTCAGGGCTGTTCTTACCGAAGAAGCTGTATTGACCGCCACGGATTTGCACCTTGTACTTGCTCCGGGTAGTCCCGTCCTGTGCAGGCCAGGTCTCGTAACGGAGCTTTCCGCCGATGGCGATCTGGCGGCCTTTGTAGATGAACTTTTCAAATCTGATTGCATCCTCACCCCACGCGTCGATCAGGAGGGGGACGCTGTCATCCCAGGTGAAGTTAAGGAACTTCTGCGCTGGTGCCTTACACAGCATTCCGCAGCTGAAGAGATCATCGCGACGTTTCTGAGCAATGAAACCGACGCCTCCAGCAGCTTGCACTTGGTTGAGTGCGATCCCTGCAGGAACAGTTTGAAGGGGCGTCGTGGGTGCGATGTACATCCGGTGATCAGTGTCATTCGGATACATGCGACCGGTGAAGATCAGGTTCGTACCGACCTCATAGGCATCGATTACGAACGTGTCACCTGCAGCCCTGGTGGGGATCAGGTAAACAGGAACCGGCTTGGCCTTTGGTCCATTTGTTGCGATTTCGACGTGCATGCAGCGCACGCCGCTTTCGGTTTGAGCGGTGCCAACGAACTTGGCAGATGCAGTGAGGAGGTTCATTAGTTGTTGATGTCTACAATCTCGTGACCGATTCCGGCCTCATTGAGTAGTGATGCGGCGAGTCGGAAGCTGTCGAGCCAACGGTCGCAGTCAATGTCGTGGGCTGAAACAACGACGGTTGCAATGCCAGCATTGATAAGTACAGCAGCACAGCGACTGCATGGATGGAAAGTGACGTACGCAGTACACCCAGCAGTACTGACACCGTGGAGTGCAGCAGTTGTAACAGCATTGACTTCCGCATGGACCGTCATTTCGTACTTGAGCTCACGGTCAGTCAGACGCTCAATAGAGTCGTCGATCCCCATGGGGAGACCGTTGTAGCCCACGCTGACGACTTTTTTGCCTTTGACAAGCACGCAGCCGACTTTTGTGCTGGGATCCTTGCTCCAGCTGGCCACCTCATGAGCGAGTTTCATGAAGCGGCGATCCCATTTGCCCTGAGAAATAGCGTTCATTTTTTGTAGAGGTTATTCTCGATACGTTTTTTGATTTCTTCTTGTATCTGGTGTAACCGATTCTCCCAGACCTCCATCCACTCTTCGAGATCTTGGTGCATTTCAACAAGGTCCAGGTAACTGAACTTATCCAGTGCGCCTTGCGAGATTTGTGGCTTGGGAGAGTTCATGGTGCTTCTTAGGAGCTCACGAACTTTAGTTGGGTCTAATAGAATTGCACTATACAGAAACATTAAGAATCACATCAGCCCGAGTAGACTCTTAATAGCAAGCTGGGATTATGTCACAAACAAAAGCTCAATTAATTGCATCGCCGATCGATCTGAATGGCGCGGAACTTACGTTCCCTACAACGCAAGGGAGTGCTTTTCAGTCCCTAAGGAACGGCAGCACTGCGGGAACACTTGAATTTGGCGCCAGTGTGCTTCAAATTGTAAGTAATTACACGGCTAGAGCATCCTCCGATATGATCACTGTTAGTAAAACTGCTTCATCAACAACCGTACCTGCTAAGTACGGTCTTGGTCAAGACAACAGAGAATATGCAGACATTGAGACATTAACTATTACCCCTAAATCAAGCACCAGTACTTTGGTTTTAATGGGCACAACGGGACCAGATGCTATAACAAGGTCAAACAGAGGTGCTGAAGGAATTGTATTTGTTAAAGACGAAACAACTGGTTATGGATTTGGAACTTATCCGGGCTACGACGTAAGTAATCTCAGACCTCAGTATAGCCCGGAGTATGGGTTGACAGTAGCAGTTACCAGTGGTGGTACCAGTGCTCAGACTTGGGACTTGAAAGCATTTTCTTACAACGAAGCTGCCGGAAGTACTACCAACATCTATAGAGTAAGAAACAGTAGTTTCATTATTATGGAGATTGCGTCATGAACTCTTTTGATTTTCAAGTTCAAGCTCTTATTAACCTTATTGGCGGAGATTGCGTTCTTCAAGGGTTAGAAATTATCTCTCCTAAAGGAATTCAACGTCCTTCAGATGAAGCAATCGCAACTGAAGCAGCACGTTTAGAAACAGAGCACAATTGGGGCGAACTCCGCGCCAAACGCAATCATTTGCTGGGTGAAACTGACTATTTTGCAAACTCAGATGTAACAATGTCAGATGCGATGAGGACGTATCGGCAGGCGCTGAGGGATCTACCTGCTAACACCACCGATCCAGTCAATCCTGTTTGGCCTACCGAACCTTCCGCTTAATGAGTTTCCATCCAATTGTGCCCCACTCTGGCCTCACCGGTCATGGGGCACTTTAGGTTGAAGTATTCACCAGATTTTCTGAAGGAAGCAATCGCCAGCATTTGATAAGCCTCCACATATTCAGGCTTTACAAGGGATTGAATCTCGTCGTGCACATGTGCGACGAATGCATAGTCTTCACCCCATCGAAGACCTAATGCCTTAAGGTCATCATAAAGAATAGTCGTCGCCTTCTTGACAGTGATTGCTCCAGTGGATTGAAGAAGCTGATTTAATGCGGAGTGCCGTGAACGGATCTGCAGATGGCGCCCATCAATGCCTGTCAAATATCCACGCTGTGTAATCCTTTCATCAATCTTGTCCTTTAGCTGCTTGATTGCAGGAAGATTCTTGTAGAAGGTGTTAATGGTTTCCTTACCCAGATCAGCTTGCTTCCATTCATTCAAGCTTGGGTCAATAACACTGCCAACTTTCTTTGATCCGGCGCCGTAAAGTAGCGCGTAAATTAATCTTTTCGAAAGGTCCCTCGTAGCTTTCGAGATATCACCTTTACCATCGAAGATGCCAAATAGTTTTGCATTGTGGGTGTGAATGTCAAACCCATCAGTGCTCACAAGCTTGGCGTATTCTCCATCATCGAAGTGTGCTAACCATGCACCAAGAGCACGCAACTCCAAACCGCTGGCATCAGCACCGCAAAGAAGCCACCCCATAGGAGCAACGAATAAAGCTCTACATTCCGCTCCATACTGATGTCCAACACTCGGAATTTGCGCCATGTTGGGACGTCGGTGTGAGCAACGCCCGCTGATACATGCGTTAGTAATAACTGTACCGTGAATACGACTATCGTCAAAAACGCGACTATGTGTTAACCACGCTTCTTTACCTTCAGCAATTTGCCCAAGCCTTTTATTGAGAGTTTGGTATTCAGCGAGGAGTTGAGCTTCCGGGTATTTCGCACCAAGCTTTTCAAGGACTTCATCATCAACCTTGACGTTACCCTTCTCCGTTTGGTTGAAACTAATTTCAGGATAACGCTCTTGTAAACGCTGTGCTGTTTGTTGACGCGAACCGGGATTAAATAGAATGACACGATCCTTGAGTCTTTTGCCTGTTTTTTCTGATACACGTTCTTCGACAATTGGCGGAAAAACCTCTTGAAGTTGATCATGGATTTCAGATCGTCGAGTTTTGAGTGTGTTGACTAAAGCAAAAGCAGCACGTTCGTTGAAGGGGAAACCGAAGTCCTCCTGCATCGTCATGATAGCGGCGAACTCATGTTCCAGTTGGAAGCACCTGGGGTCTAGCTCCTGAGTTTGAAAATATTCATAGAGCACTTTTGTAACCAATGTGTCTTGTTCGCAGTAGACCTGCATCTCTTCTGACCATCGGTCCCAGATATTTTCTTTAGCTACTGATTTTTTCTTTTGATTCTCAGTGAACTTGATTTTTTCTACACCTAATCTTTCGCCCCACGCAGCCAAAGAGTGCTTTCCTTTGTACTTACTTTCGATATGTGGGTACTTTTGAGTGTCAACAGTTTCCATCTCTGGAGTCAACACTCTGCTGATAATTAACGTATCGTGAACATCACATTTTTCTTTAATTTTAAATGTAGGGTAGACCTTAGCTAACCCTCGTAAATCAAAATTAATAAAATTATGGCCAACAATTAGGTCAGCTTTTTCTAATAAATCTAGACCTGATTGTATGGGTAAATAGTCACCTTCATTAGAACAACTTATCACTTCATTTGTATCAAGATTCCGAAGCACGAGACTGTGCACACGGTCAAGCTGATGCAAGAGACCGTTTGTCTCGATGTCGCATGCGAATCTCAACATTAGATTGCTTAGAAGAAGCGCTTGTAGAGGGTTCCGATGTTTACGATATAGAGGTCGTCAATGATGTCATTGTTTTTTAACCGTTCTTGAATGTTCTTCATTTCGGTACGGTCGCCCAGGCAGATGGCTTTGTTCAGATTCTTGGAACCATCGATAGGGACAAGCTTCACAGACGAGCGATCTTCGGTGTAGCAGAGCACATTCCGGTTATCAAAGTCACAGAACACGTATCCGGATTTCACATCAGACTCCCTTGTGCTCAGTGGGGATAGCACGCATCATGAAGATGTCCAGTGCAATGTGGAGAAATAGGGGAACCATTTCAAAAGCCTTGGGAGGCAGGCCACCAAACAGTGCGTCGAGCTTGTCGTTCAGATCAGTCCTATGAAGATCTTCAAATTCAATTGCAAGCATTTGCGCGACGTTTAAGATGAAATCACTAGGTTCTTCATCTTGTTGTTTAAGCTGCTCCATCAAGTCCCAAAGTTCTTGATCTTTTTGGATCATCGCTAACAGTTCTTCCACGATGTCATATCGAACACGCCGCAAGTTTACAAGCTCTACATTTGAGGTAGGTGATCACCTCTGCAAAGTATTTCTAGAGCCGAAGACAGAGTATCGTCCTGGGTTTTGGTTATGGAATACAGGATTTGCTGTAGGAAAGTCGCAACGGCAACTTAACGATTGGTACTGGAGGCGCAAGAATAAAAGAGCGCGATCACTTAAAGAGACGTTTAATGGGAAAGTCGGAATCAAAGCTATCCGACGTGGTTTTATGGAGGTACTGCGTCTCCGATGGGCTCTTGCCCCTGGCGACGTCCTTGTCATTGATAGCACTTCTGGTGATCCAGCTAAGCAGTTCTCTGCTTTCAGTTGGTGGCGCCGATATCATCCCGAATGGACGGTTAACGAAGACACCCTGGAGTTTTTCTGGCACAGACCGCCGTACTCAAACGACGAAATCTGGAAAGACTTCACGATAGAAGGGATTACTCCTCCGCAGGTTCTAGAGAACACGGCGGGTCCGCGATACTTTGACTGCTTTCTAGTTCGCGCTGAGCCTCTAGGTAGGCGTGGATCCAGTCACCGAATAACTGATCTATTAGACCTGGCTCCAACCAGTGAACAATCGCATGAATAGCGTTCTTAAGAGCTTCAGAGTTCTCGGGGTTCTTCTCCTCGATCATCTTGAGGATCGTTAACTCCAGCCACTGATTAGGGTTCTTGACCGGGTCTACGTACTTCATTCAATAGCTATAACTATGCACTTAAGTTTACCTTTCTGATCTCTTACTTCGTAGACCGGGAAGTCTCCGTCCCCGATCTCAGTATCGAACGATGTGTAAAGGTGGCAAGAAGGGAACTTAGCTTTGTCCGTTCTAGCAGATTTGACCAAACACGGGTCAACAATAGAAAGCGAACCGGAATCACTGCAAACAGAGCCTATAAATTTTGGCTGTGTTGTACGTAACACGGTTCATGCAGCTTCAGGATTATGCCTCTATTATACATCTGGGGCCGAAGAAGAACAGCGTCAGGCCCTGGGGAGGTGTGATTTTTGCTGTTTCCCACACCTGGAAAGTGAACAACCTTGCCAGCATCGCTATTGGTGAGGTTGCGCCCCATTTTCTTTAGTTTCTTTTAACGTTAAGTGTTGCTGCACAAACTGTATTAATCGCTACTTAATTTGTAGTATTAACTTAGTTGCAGGAGCACTCTCATGACCCAGTTAACTTACAGGGGCAACCGTTATTACAAGGAGGAGCAGGCTGAGATTGATCGTCTCGATTGGAACTATCGTCACCGCCCTCAACTCGTTTTACGCTACAGGACTCTTTCTTA